GCCGATTTACAAAAAAGGTTATTGGGATAAAATGAAAGGTGATGAACTACCTAGTGGTTTAGACCTATGCGTTTTTGACTTTGGTGTCAATGCTGGTCCAGGCAGAGCGGCCAAGTATTTACAAACAATGATTGGTACTGTTGCAGACGGCGGTATTGGTCCTAATACACTTAAAAAATTAGGTGAATATGTCGAGGAATTTGGTGTTGATAATGCAATTAAAAGATACCAGGAAGCAAGACAAAAATATTATGAGGGACTATCAACATTTTCTACATTTGGTAGAGGTTGGACAAGACGAGTAGATGAAACTACTGAATTAGCCTTGTCAATGGTCAGCTGAAAAGTAGAACCGTTTAAATCGGAAAGAGATTATATAAACAATTTATATTGTCGAAAAGGCACCTAGGGTTGCCAAAACCCTAGTTGTCTTATATAATGGTTAGATAATGCAAAAAGGAGAATATTATGGCGTTTAATTTTGTAAAACTGGATGAGAGTAAACTTCCTAAAACTAAAGGCAAGCGTATTGATGGTATGAGGTTTTATGATGTAGATGGTCATAACTATCCTTCGGTTACCACGGTACTTGGTTATAATACTGGTGACGGTATTAAAAAATGGCGTGAGTCAATTGGTGAAGATGTTGCTAATTATGAAATGCGTAGAGCAGCTGCTCGTGGTAAAGCCACACACAATCTAATCGAACAATACATTAAAGGCGAAACTGCTTCCGAATCAGCAGTATTACCTATTGGTCTATTCAGACTAATTAAACCTTATGTTGACCAGATTGATAATGTACATTTGCTAGAGGCAATCATGTACAGTAAAAAACTAACACTTGCTGGTCAAGTTGATTGTGTTGCAGAATATAATGGTAAACTATCTGTTATTGATTTTAAAACCTCTAATAAGTTTAAGCAAGAGGAGTGGGTACAAAACTACTTTATGCAATGTACGGCCTATGCTATTATGTATGAAGAGCTATTCGGTAAACCCATAGAACAAATTGTTGTCCTTATTGCCTGTGAAGATGGTACAGCACAAACTTACATCAAAGAAAAGAAAGACTTTATTGTTCCGTTAACAAAACAGATTGAAGGTTTTTATAAATATTATGAAGACCTTAACAAAGATAAAGTAAAATAATCAGCCGTTAAGTCAGAGAGGAAAAAGTAATGTTTAAGTTACTACTTACGGCTATCATAGTAGGACTAACTAGTATAGCCAATGCAGAAACCCCAAATAATTGGGACGAAACAAAGTATGATTTTCGTTGGCTTCATGTACCGGTAGTTTGTGGTGCGACAGTAGAAGTACAAAGATATTTGGACGATAATAAGTTTAAATTAGTCAGTATGTCATTAGGTAGAGAGGGTGCAAATCCAGATGGTGATATGGCATATCTTGTAACTTATTATATTAAAGATGATGAAACAGAATCAGTATCAGCAGTGACATCGCCGTCAGGCCATGAAACCTGTATGCTGTATAGAAGTTTTGATTTAAGAGTACCTGGTACTCAAACATAGAATTGCTTGTTGACTATAAGTGAACTAGGCATACTGGACGAGGGTGCAACTCCCTCCACCTCCACCATAAGCACACTTTTAGGAGTGTTCTTATGGGGGGTGTGGTAGGTTCGACAGGTGTTGAAAGACTTATAAGAGAGTAATAGTAGGCGTACTTAAACGCATTTTTAAATGGCGAAGATAATTTTGCCCTTGCAGCCTAGTAATTAGGTTACGGAGTTTGTAGGTGTACTTGGCAACAGAAACACCTACGCTTTACTTTTTAACAATAATAGTATATAATGAGAGAATATGAACAGTAAAGAATTTAGTTTAAAAATTGAGAGCATATCTAAACAAAAAAGATGTTCTTACATGGATGCCATACTAGAGTTTTGTAAAGAAAAAGACCTAGACCCTAGTACCGTTGGTAATCTCGTATCAAAATCCCTAAAAGAAAAAATCAAAGCAGAAGCAATTGACCTTAAACTTTTAAAAGGTTCTGCTTCTATGCCACAAGGAAAGTTACCGATATGAACATACAATTAATTGATAAAATGGGAAGTGACTTATCAGTTGTAAATGCAGCTCGTGTATCATTTGCCAAAAAGAAAGATGTATTAGACCAATCAGATGAAAAGTTAATTAAATATTTGGCAGACCATGACCATTGGTCACCTTTTGGTCATACAACATTACAATTCTTAATTAAGGCACCTGTGTTTGTTGCAAGACAATTGGTAAAACATCAAGTTGGTTTAGTTTGGAATGAAGTAAGTCGAAGATATGTAGATTACGAACCAGAATTTTATGTGCCATTTATGTGGCGGGGTAAACCAGAAAATAAAAAACAAGGTTCTAGTGAAGATGAAATAGAATATGATATTACACCAACAATGCAATATTGTAAAGAAACATATAATAATTTGTTAAAAGCTGGCATTGCACCTGAAATGGCAAGAATGGTGCTACCACAAAATATGATGACAGAGTGGTATTGGACAGGTTCATTAATGGCATTTGTTCGTGTTGTAAATCTAAGAGTAAAACCAGATTCACAAGAAGAAACAAGAATGATTGCTATACAAATGGCACAACATTTAAAAGACCATTTCCCTATTAGTGCAAAATATTTACTGGAAAGAGAATAGATGAAAAAATGGAAAGATAGTGTTACAGATTTTTTTAAATGGGTCAAAGGTACTGAACTTGTTGAACTAGATGACATTGATGTATCTGAGGATCCTGTAAGACCTGAACTTACATTAGGTTTTAGAATACAACACGGCCGTAAGATATTTGGTTTGAAATATGAAAATGAAATTGAGGCTATTGTTTGTGTAGCAGCTTGTCCTGAAGTACCATTTTCTGTAAGAGAAATGGATTATATGTCACAGGCAGCCAACCAAGATGGTATGAGAGGTCATATCTGAGTTGCCGATACAGTATGGTCTAGGAAAAAAGGTGCTGGTAGAGAAATAATTAAAAAGTTAGCTGAGTATGCTGACCAACAAAATTATGAAAGATTGGTAACTTTATCACCATTGACACCAATGGCTACACACTTTCATATTAGTAATGGTGCAAAACAATTATACATAAACGAAGAAACACAAAATTTTGAATACAAATTACCAAAACTAAATTAATGACTAGAGATATATTTGAAAGTGTGATAGATGTAGGTAGTGGTTTTATATTGGCTGTTCTTATACAGTTATTAATATTTCCGTTATTTGATTTACACCCTAGTATATTTGACAGTATGGGTATTGCTTTAATATTTACTGTGGTGTCTATGACAAGGTCAGCATTGTGGAGAAGATATTTTAGAAGACGAAGAATATGAAATATGGTGGATTTGAAGTATATAAAACTTACTTGGCCGTTAAACTACATTTTACTTCGCCTACATATGATTATCATAAGTATGAGGGCAAAGTCAATGCAAAACTGGATACATTTACAAGTAGGAATGATAGGTACTTTTTTCACAAACTTAGTACACAATATAAAGAAGATGAAATATTGGATTTTTTCGTTGCCAATTTTGCAAAAGATGATAAGAAATGGGTAAAGAGTTTATTAGAAAATGACGGCAAAGGGAACTATTTGGAGTATCGAAAGTATAAAGAATCAGTTAGTTATCACTTTCGAAGTGATTGTGGCGTGCTCAATGATAGGATTGGGTCTGATATGGTTGGGTTTAATGATGTGTTACGGTGTAATAATGGACAACATCCAACAATGTTACGCTTACTTATTCAAAAAAGAATTAATATCCAGACCGCCATCATTATTGATTCAATACTTTCGTATAGTAAGAATTGGTCTAAAACTATTAATGAGAGGGTTGTATGGCCTAAAATCGCATTTAAGATGGCCAAGTTAAAAGGTTTTATTAATTATAATGAAACAGAATGTAAAATGATTATGAAGGAGATATTTACATGAACGCAATAAAAGAATTTTGGTTATCATCTTATCGCTCGGATAAGGTGGCATTTTATTTTGAACTTGTAAGTTTCTTTTTTATAGTAGGTGCAAGTATGACAATGGCAATTACAGCAGTTGCACCTGATATGAGATACATTTATCCAGGTTATTTTATTGGTAGTTTGACAGCTGTGTATGCTCATTATAGAAGAAAGTTAGCATGGCCTACAATGTTAGTAGGTTATTTTACAATCGTTAATGTGTATGGTTGGTTTGTTGCTATGAAATGGTTATGAGTAAAGAACAATTAGATAGAATAGAAAAGAAAATAGATAAGTTAAATAAAAAACTGGATACACATATTAGAGAAATATGGTCAGTTTATGAACCTATAAAAAAGATATTAGAAAAACTTGAAAAGTTTAAATTATGGTAGAAGTGGATTATGGCTATAGAACCTATTAAAGAAAAATTAGATGAAAAGATTGCTAAATTAAATAGTAGTCGTGTATATAAAAAGATTACACCTAGAGGTGATTTATCTTGGTATATAAAGTGGGCTAGTAGTATTCTTTTAATTATTGCTATGGTCTTAACATCAGCAAATGTACACCCCTGGAACTTATATCCTGCAATTTTAGGTATGACAGGTTGGTTAGTTGTTGGTTTATTATGGCATGACAGAGCATTAATAGTTTTAAATGCAATAAGTGTGGCTATCTATGCTACAGGTATTGTTAACAGTTGGTTTGGTGGATGAAAAGAGTATTTTTAATTGGTAACGGAGGCAGTAGAGAGGGTTTTGATTTAGAACAATTAAGACCACATGGTAAAATTCATGGTTGTAATGCCATTTATAGAGATGGATTTAGACCAGATGTTTTAGTTGCAGTAGACCATGGTATTATGCACGAAATTTATAATAATGGTGTTGCAGATGAAATACCTTGTTACTTTAGAGATTGGACAAGAGTACCACAAGAACATTACGAAATGATGAAGTGGGCTGGTTTAAATTTAGACCAAAGAGAAAAGGTAAAAAAACATTTTGACGCCTTTAATGAAAATGAAAAAGGTGACCGAACTGAATTTGTAATGCACGGTATGAATATGGCTGGTAAAGTTAGTATCATTAGAAGATACGAAGATAAACCTGAAGCATATAAAGTTATGAAAAAAGAATTAGACCATTCTGATTGCAATGTAAGTTGGGTGCATGATGATGATAAGGCAACTAGTTTGACAGATTTTTATAAAGAAGAAACAGAATTTAAAAAAGATAGAGGTTGGGCTGCAGGTCCAACAAGTGGTATGATTGCCCTTACAAAAGAAAAACCAGATGAAGTCTATCTGATAGGGCATGATATTAGAAGTAATACAAATACAGTAAATAATTTGTTTGCTGGTACAAAGCACTATGTTGCCAAAGAGAACTCACCAACACCTGGTGTAAATTGGGAACAACAATGGTGTAATTTAATTAAAGAGAATCCAAAGGTTAAATTCTACAAAGTAAACCCTAACGCTGATAGAGGTCCAGATAATGTATCTCAACCAGTAAAACTGTGGGAACGATTTGTAGGTACACAAGTTTTCTATATAGACTTTTCTCAGTTGTCATCCAAATTAGGCTTGACATTTGAGCAAAAAAGTGTATAATAGATAACAATATGCAAAAAAGAAGTAATTAATCTTTTTTTATAGTGCAAGGAAGAGGCTGTTACCAGACGGCCGAACTTGACAACTTAGAGGTGGTACTCAGGCATGGTACTAGAAATAGGCTGTGTCACATCACTCTACCGAGTGGAAGTTGGTTCTTGGCGCATTAGAACAGGTATCTGTGTCGCTGAGTTGGGGGTGAACCCAAGTCCCTCCTATTTCGCATTACTTAACTAATAGGATGTTTATGGAACTAAAAGATAGTAAAACAAAAGATAATTTAAGAGCCGCATTTCAAGGCGAATCAGAAGCAAATAGAAGATACTTATATTTTGCACAAAAGGCAGACATTGAAGGTGCTAATGAAGTGGCACAAATCTTCAGGTCAACTGCTGAAGGCGAAACTGGTCATGCACATGGCCATTTAGAATACCTAGAAGAGGTAGGTGACCCAGCAACAGGTGAACCTATGGGTAATACTGAACAGAATCTAAAGTCAGCAATATCAGGTGAGACACATGAATATACAGACATGTATCCTGGTATGGCAAGAACGGCTAGAGATGAAGGATTTGATGAGATAGCAGACTGGTTTGAAACACTAGCAAAGGCAGAAAAGTCACATGCTGGTAAGTTTCAAAGGACGCTTGACAATTATCTTCAAAATGTGTAGTATAACTCTTATAAATAATAATGATGGCGATTATACAGCCAACACAAATACAATATACGGAGAAAAAATATGGATTTTGAAAGTCTAAAAAAGTCGTCAAGTAACTTTGACGCAATCACAAAAGCTCTGGAAACTAAAATGCAACCAGAGAACCAACAATCAAACAACAAGTATCAAGATGACAGGTTGTGGAAACCTGAACTAGATAAAACTGGTAACGGCTATGCTGTTATTAGATTCTTGCCTGCTTCTAATGGCGAAGAAATGCCATGGCAGAGAGTTTGGACACATGCGTTTCAAGACAAAGGTGGTTGGTATATCGAAAACTCATTAACAACTCTTAATCAAAAAGACCCGGTATCTGAAGAGAATACAAGACTTTGGAATACAGGTGTTGATAGTGACAAAGAGATTGCTAGAAAGCGTAAGAGAAAATTAT